TGCTGCTGCTGCTGCTGTTCCTACGCTCACATACTTAATATGTAAACGACCTTGCTCTGCCCATTTAATTTGGTCAGAATTTGAAGGCATCTCTGCTCCTACCATACGTAAGAAAGATGCGATTGTACGATTACCGTAACGCTCAAATTCTTTCTCGTATGTATCAGGAAGATACTGATTTAAGAAGTTGAAGTTAGTAATGTAGTTTGTTTGTAACGCCACTTGCTCCGGTGCAGGTTGCAACGCAAAGGTGGGGTTATTTAATAAAGCACTTGCCATTTTGTTTTAAGTTTTTAAGTTATAATTTTTTAGCACTGCGAATTTGTAATTTTCTGCCGGAGTCAGGGTTCACAGCTCTAACCTGAAATCCGTCATTTGCCTTTGTAACTTCCGGTGCTCTACGTTCAGACATATTGATATTCTTAGTCTTACGCATCACATCCTCCGTTGCATCAGCCAAACCCTGTTCGTAGAAGTGTTTTGCAAACTTCTCAGGATTCATCGCTACTGCTAAAGACCTATGGTATCCTGCTGCGTCTTTGATAAGTCCATTCTCATCCAAAAACTTATTGATAAAGTTTGATGGGTTTGATTGAAGTTTCTTTAACTCAGCAGCATCTGAAGGAGCGAAGGAAATTTTCTTGTCGTTAATATTAAATTCAAAACCTTTGAACTCGTTACTAAAAACTTCATTTGTCTTCTGCTCAAACCAACCTCTTTTACGGTTGTTTTCTTCTTCTACGGTCTTAGCCTCACTAAGATATTGCTTATACAATTCATACTGCTCTTTCTCTTCGTTAGAAACTGATAATCCACTTGACTCAAGCGGCATCTTGTATTTCTCTTTCTGAGTGTTGAAGTATTTCTTTGCTTCAGCAACAGCTTTCTTTTTTGCAATCTTTACTTTCTTTACCGTTGACTCATCATCAAGGTCCTCATCGTATCGGTAATCATCCAACATTACATCTACATCTTCTTCGTCGATACCTTCTTGAGTAGAAAGCAAGTAATTTTTTAATAAATCATCCGAGTCCATTGAATCGTAGTCCTTGTTTAATTTAAGGAAGTCATCAAATCCTCTGCCTGTTTCTTTCTTATATTTAAGATAGGCAGCTACATCTTCAGGTAACTGTTCAGATTCTTTACGTTCAGCCATTAACTCATCGAATGAGCTAATTTGCTTATTGTATCTTTTTCCAATATATGAAAGAACGTCTTCTTCTTTTAATTCCACAGGTTGCTCTTGTGGTATTATTTCTTGTGGTTGCTCTGCTACTACTTCAGGAGTTTCATTATTCATTTCCTGCTCGTGTTTTTCAAGCAACGCTTTTTCTACTTCTTGGACACTTTTTGGTTCAGTGTCTAATGCTCTTACTTTAAATTCCATTTGATTTAATTTTAGTTTGTTACAAATTTATGCAATATTTTTGAATGTTTTATCGAGGCTCAAATTCACCTAAATCAAAACCATCTAAACTGTCTTCATTAGATTCAAAGTTTAATGGAGGTAAATTATTCTTGCGTTGATTAATTAATTTTGACTGCTGCGTATTTTGAAGGCTGATACGGTCTTTCTTTGCTTTCTCCTTTTCTTGCTCTGTTTGATTTTTCTTAGTTTCTTTTACACCATTCAACTGCATATTGTAATTAAATTCTTCAGCCATTAATTGTCTCTTTAATTCAGCCTCTACTTTCATCTTCTCAATCTCATAAGATATCTCAGCTTGTTTCACCTGCATCTTCATCTGACCTTCTGCTTGGATACTCTGCATTGCTGTCTGTCCTGCTAACTCCTGAGACTTTAATTGCTGTTGAGAAACCATAGCTTGTTTCTGCATCTCCATCTTCTCTTCTCTATCTTGCTTCTGCGTTCTCTTTAACTTCAATAGCTGATTAGCAAGTTTGATGTTTTTAATCTCACGGATGTCAATAGCATCTTCAAGGTTAATGTCTCCTTTCGATAACGCCATCTGAATGTTTGCTTCAAGTTGTGCTTTCTGCTCTTCATCAGGTGATACTTCAACAAAGATTCCAAAGTCATAAATGTATAGGTCCTTAATTTCATTAAGAATAGATACATTGTATTTACCAATTCTATTAGCAAAGTCATCTTTAAAGTCAGAATACTCAAGAATATCACTAATCCTATAAGTCAATGCTTCTGCTAATGTTCTATAAATAAATAATCCTGACTCAAGGATATGACGAGTCGCTGTATTTGAATTTAATGCTGCTAACTTCTGAACACCAACTAATGAGTTCGGGTCAGGCATACTGCCATCTCTCGCTTCATTTAAGCCTGTTACAGAACGAATCATATCTAAGTAATGATTATAGTTCGTTATTAGCATTTGTGTCTTAGAAGCTCCCGAATTTGATGTAAGCTGCGTAATAGGAACACGAGCATTGTTAAACTCACCATCCTGCGTAAAGCTACGTCCAATAACACTACCTGTTTGGAAGTATAATCGTAAAGCATCTTCGGGATTATAAGCGTTTCCTGTTCCTAAGTCAACTTCATTCAAACCATCAGCATCAATAAATACTCCATCAGGAACTATCCTTGCAATTACTTGCTGTAACTTTAAGTGTGTAATTTGAATTAAGTCAGCAAAAGGAATCATTCTTCTTACTAACGATTCAATAACTCCTTTATACATACGAGGAGCACAAGCCACATAGTTTGGTATAGCGTGTTGAGATGAAGACTTAGGACGAACCATATTCTGAGACATCTCCCACTTTAATAGGATATTAGTTCCCATTACCATTACGCCTTCATACCAAACATCAATCGTCTTTTCAATCTTTTCAAAACGTCCTTCTTCCATCATCTCTGTTGGTGGATTGAAAGTTTCGTCTTTCTCTATTACTCTTGTTCCTCCGTTGTCAAGGATTTTTTTCTTGTAAACAAACTTCTTTGTAGTCTTATAATTAAAATACATAAGAGTACAAGTATCACGATGGAATAAGCTGTTTTGATAGAATTGTGCAACATTATAATAATCATACCATCCTTGACTATACATTGTAATTTCTTGTAAGTCTTCTTTTGTCAGTGATGGATTTATTTTTAAAACCTCTGTAACAGGAACAGTCTTAATCTCCCCCCAATAAAAACAATCTCTAAAGTATGGGTCTTCTGTATAACTATAAACTACATTAGCAGGGTCAACATAAGAAACTTTTATTCCTGAACCCGGCAAGAACTCGTGCTTTGCAACAGCAATACCTAATACCGTCATATCATAATCAAGACGCTTACGAGTATCTTGATAATGGTTTTCATCAAAGATTGTATTGATAGCTTCTTCTTCTGCAATCTCAATAGCAGGTTTGTAGTTTAACTGCATATATAAAGAAAGTTCTTCGTCTGTATTTGGAAGTTCTTCTTCTTTTGAAACATAGGGATTGATGCCTGACTGCTCTTTGATAATATTTAATACAGGCTTTGCAACCATCTCCGATTCAATCAAGTCTTGATACTTACTTCTCTTAGCTTGAGACATTGCATCTTGAGCGTATGTCTTTACTTTAAACAATCGGTCTGACATACCATTAACTACTACATCAACAAATTTTGGAAGGATAGGAACAGGTGTCCAATCTAAATTCAAGTAAGATAAGTCTCCATCAATAGCTAATTCATTCTTATACTTCCCAACAGGCTGCTCTCCACGTGCGTATAAACGAACGTGATGAAAGTCTCTCCATTGTGCATAATACCTACACGATGTTCCGTCCTTTCTGAACCACTCATACTGAATAGCTTGACCTACTTGCAAACCAAATTGCTCCGATGCTTTCTCTGCATCTGAAGCCATTTGACTTGGAAAGGTCGTAGTGAATATTTCTATTTGTATATCTTTCTTCATTGAATTATTTGACTTATATTTCCATCATTACTGTATCTTGCGAAGTTAATACTTATTTTCGATTCTTTTTTCTCAGGTACATAGAGGTGTTTTTGATTCGCCATTATCGCTAATCCCGAACTAATAGCAGCATCATACATTGTTCTATTATCAATCTCAAACTTAGCCCAATTCTCTAACGTCCTAATGAACGGCATAGTGCCCATCTCATCCGATGGTCTATACGTATTGGCTAAATCCAATCCTACGTACTTCTCTATATAAGATTCTATCGCTGATGCGTGTGCTTGTTTTACATCTTCTGATGAGTTTGGAATACCTCCAAGCTCTCTCTCAGTCTTTGATAACTTTGCATACGTCTTATCAGGTCTGTTCAAAGAGAATCCTCTGTATCCTCTATTCTTAAAATGATACAATAAACGAGGTTTATTATTCTCTGCTAATATTGGCATACCATAAAATACACACGCCATCAGTACATCTTCAAAAAATATCTCTGCTGTCTGTGGTCGTGCTATATATTCTAAGAAAAATTCATTCACAGGACCTTCTTCCACGTGGAACTTAGTCATACCGTGCAACGCTCCATTAGAACCTCTGCCTCCCACTACTGCTGATATATCATACGGGTCACAACCGAACGCTCCGATATGCTCATTGCCGGGATAGAACAATCCATTCTTTTCAAAAAACCTGTTCTGAAGGTGTGCCGGTGGTAGCCAACTAACAATAAACCTTCCATTCTTCTCAGGACTCCATACTACCTTCGTATCCTTCTCACCATCCTTCCAATGGAAGTTTCCACGAGTAAGGTAATGCTCCTTAATCATAGAGTCATTATAGTCTATCTGTTGATATATCTTGGTAAGATTGAATAATGACTGCTTACTTTCATCTCTGAAAGCGTGAGACTCCGTTCTTGGGAACTGACGGTAAAATTCATTTAATGCATCGGAGTCACTCTTGAGTGAATCAACCTCTGCCTCCCAATAATCAACAGCACCATTAGAAATCATCTGCCCATCGACACCTTTTACAGCTTCTTTTGGTTTTCTTAGCACAGGCATCCCATAAATGTCTATGAATCCCTCCATATTCCACTCCATAGGAATGAATAATGCATACATCCCACTCTTGGTCTGCCCATTGGCGTTGCGAATACTCACTTTTGAGTCTTCATATAGCTTTTTGAAGTTATCTCCTCCCTTGCTCAACGCATTTGAAGTCGAACCCATCATACATTTTCCAATAATCTTGCTACCTAAACGCAAACACGTCTTGGTAACACGCCAATTATTCAAGATATTGTTGGGCTTCATCCATTTTCCACTCTCGTCGTGGGCTAATAGGACCAATTTCTCCCCATCATAAGAGTTTTCTTCTGTATTCTTCCAATCTATGGTAGTATCCAAACCATCATACTCATTAGATGCTACTTCGTGCATATTTTTCTTAGTAATCTTGGAAGCAGGTACACGAAATGCTAACTCCGTCTTCGGTTTATCCATACCATCCATAATTGGTTTGAAGAAAAACGGTAGTTTGCTGTTGATTGGTACGACCTTATCGGTAAACATCTTCTTAGCATCAGCTCCCGTCTTGGATAATATACCAATACGAGCATCACGAACGATAGTTCCGGTATTTACACACTCAGCAGATGACATAAAAGAGAACCCTGAACGACGAATCTTGAGATATATCATCCCAAAACTACGCAGGTCAGCCTTACAAGCCTCCCAAAAAATAAAAAATATCCTATTTGCCTCTCGGTAATCGGGATATCCTACGTCAATACTTGACCATTGGAGATACATATAGTGAGAACCTGTAACATAAGTAGGTTCTCCTGCGTTCATAAACCAAAATCCTTCGTCTCTGTAGTCAAATTCTTTTTCAATATAGTCCACCCACTGAGATTTAAACGCTGACGGCATCACATTCCATTGGAAAATAGACTGTATCTTGCTTAATTCTTTAGGTAATGGTCTTCTTTCCCAATACTGTTCACTCTTGATATGATTCCTTTTATAGACATCATCGGGAACAGCAGGTAAAGCAATCAATAGTCCTGATATGTTTACTATCTGACCTATCTGTCCATTCTTAGAAATGACCACCATATCATACTTATCATTATATCCATAATGCCAAGTCCTCCCCTTATTCTTACTTTTGATAATATTTAAAGGGACGTGGTTATTTACAACCGAGTATATACTATTTTGACCTTCTTTCAGCAAATCCTTGTAT